CTTTCCGAAACGTCTACCCGCTACTAGCACCCGGAAACGCTTGCGACTGCGGAATACTTCGCCCTGCGCATATCGAAGATTGAGGGTTCCAGCAGCCGTGGCTGTCATTTGTATTTTTGGGGGTACTTTCTAGGGTAGTACAGGAATCGCAACCCTACCCCCCTGTAGTACAGAAGAAAGAATTGCGGATATATCAGTAGGTTCCCAGGGATTCGCAACACCGCTCACAATTGCGAACCCTACCCCCCGGGAATGAGAACGGTTCTCAGTCCCGGGCTATAAAGGCGCGGCGCTCAGCGACCGTAGACGATGAGGTGACAGCTGGTCGCGTCGGTGCCGCGTGCCTGGCAATTCTCCAGCGCAGCGCGTGACTCGTAGCCCAGCCCGAGCAAAGCGACAAGAGTCAAGCCTCCCAGCAGCGAAGCGGCGAAGAGGGTGGGAGTGAGCAGGGCTTGCTTAGCGGTCATGGTGGGAAGTTGTCCCGTACAACTCCCGTAGTGTAGCACAGAACAGAGCAGACTGCGAGCGGTAGGCGATCCAGCCGCAACGGCTACTCGGTGGTAGTGGTTCAGCTGTACTAGCCCGCCTGGCGCTTGTCGTCGATAGATATAAACAATTGGGGAGCACTTGCAGCCTGTTGTTCTACACCGGATTCGTTAACTACCTTACCCAAACTATCAAGAATTTGCGCGGCAGTTTGTAACTGCCCTTTGCGAATTGCGGCGTTAAATAATTTTGTCCGCATAGTTTGCAGCCTTGCGAGCATATTCTGCCGATCCCTGTCCCAGTCTTCGCTGTTCCAAGCGTTCACCGCTTCCCAGTCTCGCCAGGCAGTCGCCACAGAGATGCCCTCACGATCGGCGTGATCTAGGACCAGTTGGCGAGCGCTCAGACCTTCCAGCTGTCTCCGGTACAGACGCTGTTGCCGCTGCTCAATGTATGCATACGGGTTCCGCTTCCCATACGGTCTGGGCTGTTGCTCCGATGCTTCCGCCGAAACTTCCGGCGCTTCGTTGATAGCTTCCGGCTGTTCCGACATTGTTAGATTCTGCGGCCGTTTGGTTCAATCTTAGCCGCTACAATCTCCGCGCAATAGAAAAGCCCGGCAACTAGGCCGGGCCACTAGGTCAGCAGTTGCACCAGTCAGTAAAAGCAAGCCGTGGCCACCGTCGCGTAGATACGGTCAATGTCTCCGCCGCGCTCCAGGCACTCGCTGCGGCTGTAGATGTAGATGCTGGCGCCACGGCAGTCACCCTGCCAGTAGATCATCAGATCAGGGTGGCCCAGCAGCACTTGCTTAGCCCTGCGCATCGCTCCAGCTGCACGGTCTGGGATGTAGCCGCAGTCCCGGTGAGTCCCATCCTTCATCTCAGCGAAGCGACGCGGGCGACCTAGTGGCCACCGATCCGTAGGCTCATCTCGCTGGATCTCGCCGTTAGCCTCTCTTGCGTCCCAAGTATTTAGGACGTGCTCTGCATCGCAAAGGATGATCCAGTCAGCGTGACTAATCCCGTAGCGCTGTTGTGCTCGGGTTCCCCGTTCGTGCCAGCGCTGACGCTCTGCACCGTTTAGTTGTGAGAAAGTCGCCATAGGGTGAGCGCGCCAGTTAGCGCGGGTTAGGTTGTCTTGTGCAAGAGTAAGACCGGAACCGGCCAGCCGTCAAGCCAGCGCGGTGGGATACTCATTCAGATTCTCCAGGATTGACTCCCGCAAGCGGTCGAAACCCTCGCGCCAGGGTGCGGAATCATCACGCGCGGCGAAGATGCACAGCCCCAAATCCTGAAGCATCCGAACCCGATCGGCGATAGATTCCCGGCCCCAATCGGCCTCGATACCGTCCCACTCAAGTTGGCTGTGGTCGTCGTCGCTGATCAGCGGATAATTCTCCAGGGCTTCCACAGTCTCCAGCTGATCAGCGGTGACATAGCGGATATCCAGCACGACGCCAGCGCCATTCCAGCCGTAGCCGATCTCCAGCACGGCACCGTGGGGGTCTGGAGTGCTAGCGGCGTCCGTCATGACGCGATAGTTCGAGAGACCCACTAGGCCCGTGCGGCTGTAGTCGCTATAACCGCAGTAGGAAGGGCAGAACCCTAGCGAGACGTTGCGCCAGCGATCGGCTAGGCACGTTGCCAGGTGACCTTCTGGGGTCTCGTGCCACTGATGGGAGCAGTCCCGCTCGGGCTCGCCGTCTCGGATTAGGACCCAGTGGCCCTGGCAGCCGGCTAGGCGGTCGATTCGCTCCAGCAGGGCTGGGCTTGCTTTGGTTGCGGTGGTCATAATGCTGCCCCAGTTAGGGGTAGGTTGCTTCGCCTTACATACTAAGCACACCACCGGCCAGCCGTCAACCGTTGCGCATGGTGCTAGTGTGTAAGGGTTCAACCGCCCTAACTTGAGGCGACACTATGGCAACACCGGATCAGGCCGTAACGGTCACACTCGCACCAGAGCACTGGTTGCGGATTGAGCAGGCGCTATGGGCGGCAGAGTCCCAGCTCCATCGCACCGAAAATAGCAAGCACGGCTGGCGCTATCACCACACTCGCCAGCTGATCCAGCACGTGACCAGAGAATGGGACAGGCCCGATGGCCTGGAGGTTCCCTACGCCTGGGAGGCCAACCAGTGACCAGCACATTCAGCACCAGTGAGCCAGCGCTCACCCGTACCAAAGCCCGCAAGCAAGCGGCCAAGGATTCCCGCAAAGAAGAGCGGGACCTGATCCGAGACCAGAAGCGCCAGCTGCGGGACCTCCGCTACATAGCGGAGCGCCAGACAATCCCAGCCGACTTGGCCGCCGACTTCTGGCAACAGCTGATCGAGCTCCAGCACGAGCACGGCAAAGAGGGAACCACAGAGTTTTGGTGGGCCTTGGTTCCCAAATGGGAGCAGGTCCAGCTCAGCCGCGGCGGTGGCCTTTGCCCGGATGACCTCAAACCCGCTAACGCCCCACGCTTAACCGAAACCCATAAGCGCGTGGCCGCTGCACTTGAACGTGCCAGCCACAACAGCCGCACGGTTGACGCTGCCCAAGTGCTCCAAGCATGGGCCATGGAAGACGGCACCCTCTGAGGTTTTCCACAATTTCCACAACCCCACAAAAACGCGCATCCTATGAGCCTCTCAGAATTCGCCAGCCAGTACGCTCCAGCCCTTGCCGATATTGCAAGCCAGCTGGAGGAACACGACGCCGTGATCTGCGGTTGCAGTGCCGGGCCACAAAGGCCAGACGATCCAGACCAGCGCCAGCACTTAGCTATCTGCATAGATAACCCGTGGCGCGAGCCCGACCAGTGGGTCACGATCTATAGCCCCAGCCACTGCGAGTGGTGGTCGCACGGCGAGGAATACCGCCTAAGCCTCGCCGATCTCCTGGCCTATTTGCGCCAGCTTCCTAGGCCGCTGCACAGCTTCAGCAAGTACCAGCCCTAAGCTCCAGCCCTGCCCTTGTGGTGGGGCTTCTCAATCCTTCCGGGTGAGATTCTTGCGTCTCACCTTGATACTCTCCCGTACGGTGCCATCGGGTTCTCTGTCGCCTAGGAGGACCGCCAAGCCATAGAGGCCGATGAGGACGCCAGCGAGAATCAGCATTGCTCCAGCCATCGCTATGAATGGCGAATTTCTTACACAGTATGAATGGAGTTTTTAGGCTATGAATGGCGTTTTTGTGGTTTATGCCTGAACCGGGATTTCTAAGTTCTCGAAGTAGGTAACTACGCGAGCCAGGAAGTCATCTTCAGCTTGTGCCAGCTCGTCTTGGTTTAGGTAGTGGACGTTGGGGGGACCACAGCGACGGGCAAGAACTACAGCTGCTCCAGTAGGACGAAGCCCTGTCAAATGGGTAAGCCCGAGACTGTATGCGCCACATTGACTCAAGTACTGATGTCCGGGAGGGAGGCGCTCCAGTCCGTCTTCGTCGGCCTTGGTTTTACGGCCTACGGATGTCTTCCAGTCCGCGATCACGAGGTTGCTTGCTCCAGCTGATAGCCCCTTGAGGCTGGGGGCCAACCCCACCAGGGCGTCGCACGTTCCAGCAAAACCTGCGGGGTGATGAATGGAAAATTCCGAGGCGAAGACCTCGGTGACGTTCTCGGCGATCCAGTCGGAGAGACCTCGGGCGTAGCCTGCTGCGCTCCAGCCAACTCGGGGGACGTTTGGTCTTACTCGTTTGAGTGCCCATTGGGTGATGGGGACCGGGATTCGCGCCAGTCCTTGATCGTCCCAGCGAATAGCGTTTCGCTTGTTGGCGGTGTTGCGTGCCAGCTGCTGGGAGGTTTTAAGCAGATACTCAGCCTGTGAATGGGCCATGTTGCCCCGGGTGGCTGCAACATTTCGCTGTTGGGTGGCTTCAACTGGTCCCAGGCGGGCTTCCCAGCGCTCCAGTCCGGTTTTATCGCTGGTTTCCTTCAGGATGTGTGTAACACTGTGATATACCTCTCCCTTCTGGTCTCGGTAGACCCGGAAGGGGCCACTGTTGTCTTGCTCCAGCCTCCATTTCCTTAGTGCTGCTAAGGCGTCTTGTGTGTTGGAGGTCACTTAAATACTCTTTCCCACATTGATATTACCACTAAAAAAGCCCCGTGCAATGACGGGGCTGACAACTAATCAGAAGGAGATCTGATCACAAAGGCGTAAATACCGTGATCTCGTCCGGCTCGAAGCTGGTACGAGTGGTCACGATCACAGGAAGGGCATGTAGTGCTGATACCGACTCCGAGGTAATAGTCCAAGGGGTTGTCCGCTGGCGTGTCTCCGTCGGTTGGGTACAGCTCGTAACCCTTCTTAAGCGCCTTTTTTGTCGTTGAATGCCAAGTACCAGTGACTATTTGCTTGTGGTTGTTACACCTTGGGCAACGTAGTAAGACAGGAGGTTGGCTACGATTCAAAAACGGAAACCGCACCTCAGGCAGCCTTGAAGGGGTTGCCTCCGGTCAGCAGGCGGCTGATGTCGAAGCCGTTGGATTTGGCCTCGATCCAAGCAGCATCGACGTGCTCTTGGGCGCCCTTCTTACGGGGTACGGGGCGGAGGGTGTACTCAGTGGTGAGGCCGGAGCCTTTCTTGCTGAGGTTGAAGTCCCACGCCAGCAGGTCCTCGTAGTCCTCCATCTGGCTGATCTGATCCAGCTCTTTGAGGATGGACTTTTGGGTCAGGCTGAGGACTTGGACGTTGCCCGAGTCGAAGTTGTAGACGGGGACGGCGATGGCGAACTTGATGTCCACGGTGCCGGGACCGCCACGGCCTTCGCGGGGCTGGAAGTCACCCATCTCCAGCTCGATTTGCTCGGGGGTGGGTTCGTGGTCGAAACGGAAAGGCTTGGAGGCTTGGCCGTCAGAGCCCCAGGTCTCGTAGAACTCCAGGGGTTCGTCGGAGAGAAGGGCGAAGCGGACGGAACCGCCGTCGGGGAGCTTGGAAACTTGCAGGTAGCCGCCGCCAGAACCAGTGCTGGAGACCGTGGCTGATGCTTGCTTGGAAAGGAATCCCATGTCTTGTAGGTGTTTGGGTTGGTCGCCTTTGGGGCAACGTGTCAAACACTAACACGCCTTGACAAGCTTGGCTACATTGAGAAAACGCCCCTGCAGTGGCTAACTGCAAGGGCGGTCCAAACATTCTCGTGTGAGACTCTAACATGAGCACTAGGAAAGTGCTGGATCTTCTGGCGTTTGTTCGTCAGTTGCCAAGTGGTGTTGCCTACGCCCCGATTTACGCGAAGGATCAGCCGATCCAGTCGGGCAAACTCTCGAAAGGCAAGACGCCGCTAGAGAAGTCGCACCATCAGGTGATGGGGCCGGCGGACGTTGCTCTGCAGATTGAGCGCAAGCCGGAAGTGTTCCAGGCAGTGGGGGCGTTCACCGGGGCTCGCTCGGGTGGTCTCGTGATTCTTGACGTGGACCGCAACCTCGCCCGCCTCAAAAAGAAATGGGGTGACTCTCTTGATGGTGCTCCAGTCGTTACTTCGACGAAGGCCAATGCGGCGAAGTATCTCTTCCGCGTCCCTGAGGCCCTGTGGGGCTCTGTAAAAGGTTTTGGACTCTCTGATACCGGGGCGGGCTACGAGGTCCTCTGGGGCCGTCAGGGCGTCCTCTACGGGGCTTATCCGGGCTCCAGTGATGGGAAGGCTCCAGCTGGTGAGTATGGCTTTGAGGGCGATCTGGAGGCGATTCCTGAGGCGCCGGACTGGTTGCTTGCTGAGATGCGCGATCACGCCGGGAAGGAGTTGTCTGACGGTGGCTTCATCAAGAACCGGAAGGCGCTGGATTTCTCGGATCGAGACCCAGCTGAGGTGGCTGAGATTATTCAGTCGGCGTTGAAGGTGATTCCGGGGCAGGGCGCTGGCAGCCGGGACCACTGGGTGAAGGTGGGGATGGCGATTCACTCGGAGTTGCCGACTGACCTTGGATTAACGCTTTGGTCGGCGTGGTCTGCAGAAGACCCGGAATTTTCTCAGGATTGGTCCCAGGGCAATCCCTGTGAGCAGGTCTGGCAGTCGTTTCGGAAGGGGCCGGTCAGCCTTGGTTCTCTTTTTTGGATGGCTGATCAGCAGATGCCTGCGCGGCTCTGGCTGTCGGAAGACCTGCGGAAGGTGGTGGCGGACGTTGAGCAAGACAATGTCACGCGCATACGCAACGTTGTGCTTTCCTTCGCCGAGGTTGTTAAGAAAGCCAAGGCGATCCAGGAAATCGAGAATCCGGCGGAAGCGGCGCACGCGATGAACACGCTGGCCTTGGAGGCTGGTTACCGCGACGCTGGGGCTCTGGAGCGACTGCTGATTTCTCAGCTCCAGTTCGAGCAGCAGGATGAGGAAATGGGGCTGGATCGGTTGTTGAACAAGGACCTGAAGTTCGAGTACCTGATCCCTGATTTGTTGCCTTGCCCAGGCACCGTGATGGTTCACGGGGCTGGTGGTGATGGCAAGTCGATGTCGGCTTGGACCATCGCTAAGCACGTTGCACGGGGGCTGCCTTTCAACGTGCGGGGGGATCTGGTTCCAGTGCAGCAGGGGTCGGTCCTGATCCTCAACGGCGATCAGAGCGAGGTGCAGGTTCAGCAGCAGATGCGGGATCTGGAGTTCACCGCCAGTGATCCCGTGACCGTTGTGATGGGGTGGGATCTGAACTGGTATTTCCGCTTCACGAAGCTGATCCAGAAGCACCAGCCGAAGCTTGTGATCATCGACTCGATTACGGGCTGTAGCCGGGGCTCGGCCTTCGATGAGAACAAGAAAGAGTTCGCCAGCCCGATCTACTGGTTGGCCAACAACAACGGGCGGACCTTCCCGGCTTGCACGATCCTGCTGATTCACCACGCCAACAAGAGCGGCGGGTTCCGGGGCAGCACCGCTATTCGGGACGCTGTGGATGAGGTGTGGGGGCTGCGGCGGCCTGACAAGAAGCAGCTGGAGCGGGTTGGTCCCAATGCCCGTTTGATCTCCGTGGAGAAATCACGGGCTGGCCGGGATGGCAGCACGCTCCTGATGAAGCTGGAGGACGATCTGACCTTCAGCCTCACCGACTTTGCGGATGGGGATGCGGAAAGCTCCAGTCCGGCATCTGTTGTGGATCGGGTGCTTAACCGCTTACGGGCTGTGTACCCAAGGGCCATGAGCCAGACGGACCTCGACTCGGACTCTTTGATTGAGGGCAGCGTGCCCGGTATCCGTAAGGGGCTCCAGCGCCTCGTCTCGCGGGGGCTGGTTGAGGTTGCTGGAGTTGTTCCAGCTGTTGGCGGTGGGAAGCCTGCCAATAAATACCGTGCTGTGCTCTCGCGTGATATGTGTGTAAAAAAGTGTCCCATTGAAGAAGAACCCAGTCAGGGACTGGAAACAGCAATGGGACAGGTAGATGAGGTGTCCCATTGCTCTGAGCGGTTGGAGCGGGAAAATCCGGGCATGGTTCAGGCCGTTGCCGAGACCATCGCCAAAAACACCGCCGAAAACCGCAAAAAGCAATGGGACACCCCTGACCCCTGTCCCATTGCTAATCCCAGTTATGCCAAGGGATCTGCTCAAATGGGACAGGATTTGCATGTATCCCCAAAGGAAGAACGCACCCAGGAGGAGTTGGATCGGCTGATGGAGGAAGCCGCCCAGGCATGGGACTGATGACTCCGTTCAGCCGGCCTAACTTTTTCCTAGGGCTCTTGCGGGTTGCCGCATGGGTTTTTTGGAGGGATCCCGTGGCTAAACCTGAACCGCCCCAGCCCAAGCGCCCCAGGAAGCCAATCCTGGGGTACAACGTCGGGGATATCCCCTACGAGCTGATGGCCGTGGTGCGGATTGAGTGGTATCGGAAGGGCATGGCCTACGAGGTCGAGGAGTACCAAATCGAGGAATGCCCCGACGCTCAAGCCCAGTTCCAGTACATCGTTGGGACGGCGCTTCGGCAGGGTGCGGACGTGTCCGTGCTGACCCAGTACGAACCAGCCGCATTGGGTGTTGAAGAATAGGTGGCAGCCGGAGAATTTGATGTAACCTGGCCCCGAAAGGGGCCTTTTTATGTTTCGCGTACTTGTTGCCTGTGAGTACAGCGGAAGAGTGCGTGATGCTTTTACAGCCAAGGGGCACTATGCCCTTAGCTGCGATTTGTTGCCCACAGAGTCTCCAGGTAAGCACTATCAAGGCGATGTAAATGCACTACTTCACCCAGATCACAATTGGGATTTGTTGATTGCATTTCCGCCTTGTACTTATCTCGCATCGTCTGGGATGCATTGGACCACAAGGGGTTTGCGGGATCCGCAGCTAACCGAAGACGCCTTAAATTTTGTTGGTTTATTACTCGAAGCTCCTATAGAAAAAATTGCACTTGAAAATCCTGTTGGTTGCATCTCGACGCGTATAAGGAAACCCACTCAGTACATACACCCGTGGCAATTTGGCCACCAAGAATCAAAGAAAACCTGCTTATGGCTTAAAAACCTTCCGCCACTGGAACCAACCAAAATTGTGCAGAAACCTGAATCCGGTGTTTGGCTTAATCAGACGCCCTCTGGTCAAAATAAGCTCGGTCCGTCTGATGAACGCGCCAAGCAACGCAGCCTGACTTACCAAGGAATTGCCAACGCTATGGCCGAGCAGTGGGGCTGATGGGGTGGCAGGTGGGGAGCTTGCCGGAGCAGTCCTCCCCTCACCGTCGCCTGCCGTCGGCGGACGCTTCGAGACCCTCAAGAAAGGTTTCGAGTCCCAAAGCTAGCTGCCCCAGCACTTGACCGCTGACTCTTTCTGTGTAACGCTATGGGCAGGTCAGAGATGGCCTGCTCTTTTCTTTTGTGTAAATGGATCACACTACTCAAATCGACAATCTCAAGCTCAGCCCCTGGTACTACGCCGTCTTGGCCGCCAAGGCAGTGCTCCAGCAGAAAATCACCGAGATCGAGGAGGCTGGCATCGTCAGCCCGTCCTTCTACATCGCTCGGCTTGAAGAGCTGGAGGACCTCGAACAGTTCCTCAAGATGAGCTGGGACCAGTGGATGGATTCGCTTTCTACTCGTCAGACTGCTGTGGAGGAGACCAAGTGAACCGGGTACTGGACATTGAAAGCCTCGAATTTGATCCCGATGGCCTCATCCGCGTCACTGCTGTTGTTGACGAGGTGGTTCTTACGCACCACGCGACGCAATGGGACCCAGAAGAGTACGGCTCTGCCCTGTGCCGAGGCTCCTTCTACCTTTCGGATGAAGACCTGATTCCGGCAACTGATGCAGAACTCTGCAAGCTCATCGCCGAACGTGTCGATGACTGGGCACCGATTGATCCCGACGAGTGAGGCGCGGGATCTCCGTAACTCCAGCGATTACGACGATTGGGAATACGGCACCGAGCCAATCCCTGGCGATACTCACTGGGTCAAGGTCCGCACCCTGACCCAGCTTTACCGCCACCTCATCTACGTTTTCACCACCAGCGACACGATTTGCTCCAGCAAACTCGCCAGCGCTGCCATCCACGAGATTCTCAAACTGAGACTTACTGATCTCACCCGCTTAAAACACCAAGACCCCAATTTTTTCGCATGACTGACTGGTACGCCGACTACTACCGCCAATCACGCGGGTACAACTGGAACGATCTGCGCGAACTGCGCCAGCAGAAGCGTCGGACTGACCTGGCCGTGCCCGACTGCTTCAAGCACGAGTTCGCTGATCGTGCCGCATACGATGCTTGGGTCGAAGAAAAACGACAGGACTACTTCGGCTGATTGATGACTGAAAGCACACTGATTCCCTTCTATCGCTCGTTTCTGTTGAATCGGGTCGTCTATCTCAATGAGCTGGACAAGCTCTCGGATGATGAGCTGAATATGCTCAACATCGACACCCGCTCGGCACTCAATGAATCCAGGCATCGGTATGAGCTGCTTGAAGACAAGCAGACCGACGATGCCAAAGGCGAGTACCGCCGCATGAAGATGGCTGGCTACTTTCAGGCAGCCATTCAGATCGAGCTAACCAAATAGCTCCCTCTGCACTAAAGTCCCCACGTTCCAACCCATGCAAATGCACATCCTTTCTGACTCTCAACACAAGGAACTGACTGAAACTCTCTCGAAGCTCCAGTCGATTCTTGGTGGTTCCGTAAGTGTCTCTCTGGATTCCAAGCCTGCTAGTGCCCCGGTGGCTAAGGCCACTGTCGCCGCCAAGCCCAAGGCAACCAGCCGCACCCGCCGGGGGCGTCGCAACATCCTGAACGAAACCAAGGTCGTCACCATTAAGTCTCGTCTTGAGGCTGGTGAGTCCGCTGCCAAGATTGCTCGGGATTACGGCGTGGCCGCCAACGTGATCTACAGCATCAAGTACGGCCTGACCTGGAAGCACGTCTCGATCCAGCAGGATGCAACTCCCGTCTCCGTCAACGTTTGAGGCGGAATGGGAATCCTTCCTGATTACGAGATTGTTTGTCTCAGCAAAAGGGGGATGGTCAATCCTTACGATCCAACGCTGGTCAATCCGGCCAGCTTGGACGTAAGGCTTGGCGAGAATCTCCTGATTGAGGACAAGCAGACTTCCGAGCTACAGCCTTTCTCGATCGCTGGGCATACGAAGGAAGCGCCGTTCATGCTCCAGCCACGCGAGTTCGTACTGGCGGAAACGCTGGAGCAGTTCAAGGTCCCAAACGTTGTTGCGGGGCAACTCGCGCTTAAGTCCAGTCGGGCGCGAGAAGGGATCGAACACCTTATGGCCGGGTACATCGACCCGGGCTATGAGGGCCGCCTCACGCTCGAACTCGTGAATGCTCGTGTACTTCACCCTGTGCCGCTTTGGCCAGGAATGCGGATTGCGCAGATTGTGTTCCACAAGATGTCACTCCTGCCGAATAACGACTATTCAGTGACCGGGCGCTACCAGGGCGATCAAACCGTTCAGGCATCTAAAGGATGAACGAATTTCGACTGACCTCTGTGGATTCCGTTAATCACCCCGCCCACTACACAGCTGGGAAGACGGAGGTGATTGATGTGCTCGAAGACTGGGTGAAGGCCGCGCCCGATCCTGTGCTTGGGGGCCTTCAATGGCAGGTTATCAAGTATCTCAGTCGTATGTGGTTAAAAAATGACGCATACGAAGATGCCCGCAAGGCTCAGTGGTACTTGACTCGCCTCATTAACCGGATGGCCACGGAGGCTTACGTCGAGAAATGAGGCATTGGTGGCGAGTTCTCGCCCTCGCTGTCGGTGAAAAAGCGCACCAGCACAATCGGATCGCTGATCAGGTTGCACTGGTGCGTCTTTTTATCCTCAGCGCTTACATGACCACAAACCTCTTCATTTGCGCCGGAGTTATTCGTCACTGGAATGACTAACCAAATGCCCCAAGGAGTCAAATTCAAACGCGGCGAGGAAAACATCGCTGCACTTCTAACGCCTGAGCTGGTTCGCAAAATGCGCCAGCTGCAGAAAGATGGCTGGTCTTACAGGCAACTGGCCTTTGAATTTGATGTTGATGAAAAACACGCTTGGCGTATCTGTAACAATCAGGCTTGGACTTGGCTTAAGTGAAATTTTGTCCGAAGTGCGGTAACAAAACGTTCCGCGCCACAGAAATACGGGACCGCCAACCTCAGGTGCGGCAACGGGTTCCAGCCACGCGGATTAGACGCAAGTGTCTTACTTGTGGATACGCTGCGACTTCTTTTGAGATTGATGCGTCTCAAATGAAGCACTTTGAGAAGCTTCAAAAGTTTGAGGAGGCAGTTCTCAAATACATGAAGCTTGATACCCTTGAGGGCGATGCTTGTTATGACTGCATCCACTGGGATAACAAGGGTTGCACCATGCAACTACCCGAAGCTGGTGGAACTTTTGCCCAGGATTGTTCTCTATTCAAAAAACAATGACTCAGGTTTCGCTGAACATCAATGAGCGGCTTTGCTACAGCTGCGGCAAGAACACTCGCAACCCCATCTATTGCTGCAAGTGTTACAACAAAACTCCAGCAGGGCGGGTGGAAATGAAGCGTGAGGTGATGATGCGGAAGTATGCCCGCTTGGATGGTGGGGCGACTTGTCGGAACTGCGTGCACTGGGAGCACAGGTGCCTGCTTGGGATTCCAGAGGCTGGCTCGGTCTACGCGGCGGATTGTCCGGCACGGGAGACTGTTAGTGTGCTAGAGTAAGGATTCGGTTGCCTAACTTGGCATGAACTTCCTACTTGGCCTGCAGCACCTCGACACTCTGCAGGATGCAGAAGTCGTCGCGTTTGACTGCGAGACCACTCAGCTCCAGCCGGCTGAGGGCAAGATGCGTTTGCTCCAGCTGGCTACCCACAATCGGTTACCCGTGGTGATCGACTGCTGGGACTTAGACGACGCAGGTTGGGACACGCTGCGCCAGTTCTTTTCTGAGTCGCGGAAATGGGTTGCCCACAACGCGGTGTTTGACCTGGGGTGGCTGCAGGCGCACGGGATTTATCCGGGCGGGATGGTGTTCTGCACCATGCTCGCCAGCCGGGTTTTGACCAATGGCATGATCCTGCCGAAGCATCCGCACACGCTCCAGTCAGTGGTGAAGCGGTATCTCAAGCAGGAGCTGAGTAAGGAAGAGCAGCGCAGCGATTGGTCGGCGGAACTGACCATGTCGCAACTGGAGTACGGCGCCAATGACGTGCGCGTGCTGATGGAGCTTTACAACCCGATCCAGCAGATGATGGCCACCGGCAATCTGCACAAGGCTTGGATGCTGGAGTGCATTGCGCTGCCGGCGATGGCGTCGCTCTGGCGGAATGGCCTGCCGTTCGACAAAGATTTGCTGCTCCAGCTGCAGGAAGATCTCGGCAAAGAACAGGTCGAGTTGGGTGAGCAATTCATTCAGGAGTTGGATGAGGCGCTGCCCGAGGAGCACAAGTTGCCGCGTGATCCTGATGGGTCGCTGAATCTTCGGGCTAAGGCTGAGGGTCACGTGCGGTTGGGCACCAAGAAGCTGGCCGGGTTCAATATCAACTCGCCGGCGCAGCTGCGGCAGAAATTCACGGTGATCCTGGGGCAAGTTCCAATCAGTGAGAAGACCCAGAAGCCGAGCGTGGATCGGGTCACCATGCAGCAGTACGTGGCCGAGCACTCGGTTATTCGCACGTACTTGAAGTGGAAGAAGGTTGAGAAGCGGCGCCAGATGGTGGAGACGCTGATCAGTCACCTGGAGCCGGATGGATATATCCGTGCCAGCTATATGCAGGCCGGGGCAGATACTTTTCGGATGAGTTGCCGGAACCCGAATCTGCAGCAGGTGCCTAGGGATCCACGGTTCAGGATCTGTGTGCAGGCTCCAGCTGGTTGGAAGATGGTGGTGGCCGACTTCGCGCAGATGGAGCTGCGGTTGGCGGCGGCGGAAGCACAGGATGAACTAATGATTGGAGCCTTCCAAGACGGGCTCGACTTGCATACGCTGACTGCGATGGAGATCTATGACGTGCCCGAGGAGGCTGTCACCAAGGAGCAGCGTCAGATCGCCAAGTCGGCCAACTTCGGACTCTTATATGGATCGGGCGCAAAGGGTCTGCGGCAGTACGCCGCTGGGATGGGTATCGAAATGGATTTGGATGAAGCATCGGAAGTCCGCCAGAAATTCCACGCTGCTTATGCGGGCATCAACGCATGGCAGCGTCGAGCTGCTCATGCGGCTGACACGACTAAGGGAATTGGTCAGGTCCGGGTTCGCGTCTCGAACCTCCGGCGGTTTCTTCCTGGCGACCACAACAAACTCACCACGCGCTGCAACACGCCGATACAGGCTGCTGGCGCGGCGGTTCTCAAGCGGACACTGGGAATGCTCTGGCCGTTATTGCTCCAGAGCGGTGAGGATGAAGTTCGGCTGTCCGGGGTCGTGCACGACGAAATCATCCTCGTTGCGCGTGAAGATGTAGCCGAAAAATGGGCTGAAATTCTTCAGACCACAATGGAAAAGGCCGAGTCAGAGTGGCTAGGAAAAGTTCCAGCACTAGCGGAAGCTCATGTCGGAAGCAGTTGGCTCGACGCCAAATAATCCAATCAAACTCACCCAATACCGGGTGACTCTGTACCCGAAGCATGGGGCGACCGAGAACATTTACATGGAAGCCCCAGACGTTTACACGGCACAGCAGTACACCCGGCGGGTTTACCCCGATCATCGGATCCTGGCGATTAAACCCCTGATTGATCTAGTCGAAGAACGAGTCTCATGAGTCGCACCGGCAGGGAGATGATGCTGGAGTGGTTGTATA